CCATTTAGATTTATACATTGGAATATACAAGCAGTGCCAAAAGAAATGGCTAAAGATGTTTAAAAAAAATAAATATACAGTTATTCGTAAAGCAATATCAAAAGATCTAGCAAGTTTTATTGCAAATTATTTTAGTATGCAGAAACAAGTTTTTGATACTTGTAGACGAGCTAAATACTTCTCACCCTTTGAAAATATACTGGGTCAATATGAAGGTGTAGATGATCAAATACCTCACACCTATTCTCAATATGCTAACATAGTCATGGAAACTTTGATGTTGAAGTGTCAGCCAGAAATGGAAAAAGTGACAGGATTAAAACTATATCCAGCGTATACCTATGCAAGAATTTA